CAATGTTTATAAGGAATAAATAAGTATGAATATATTTGTCTTAGATAAAGATCCTAAAGTAGCAGCACGAATGTTATTCGATAAACATGTTGTTAAAATGGCTCTAGAGACAGCACAAATGCTTTCTACTATAAATGGTGGTCCGTATAAGCCAACACATGTTAATCACCCATGTACTAAATGGGCAAGATCAAACATTGAAAATTATAATTGGTTGGTAGAGCATGGATTAGAAATATGTAAAGAATATACATATAGATATTCAAAAGAGCATAAGTGTGAAGATATTATAATGTGTCTTAAAATACCCTTAGAAGGTGTTGTGGATAATTCTGCAGAGCCTCTTAATTTTGTTCAATGTATGGTTGATGATTTTAAACAAGAAGATCCTATATTAGCTTATAGAGATTACTACAAATTTAAAGCATCCTTTGCAAATTGGACTAAACGATCTCCACCCGAATGGTGGAATGAAGGAGTACTATGACATCTAATGTTTACGGAATTTCTATTGTATTTAATGAACGAGGGTATTGGTCAAAACAATATACCTATAAATCTAATGTTGAATATGCAATTGACTCTATAGTAGTTGTACCTACTGAGCATTTCTTTTCTGTTGGTAAAGTAAAGAAAGTAACATTGAATCCTGTATTCGATGAAAAGATCAAATATAAATTTGTTGTGTGCTCAGTCAATAATTGAAAGGAGTAGTATGAGATTAGCAATCATAGATGGAGATGTCTTATGCTATCAAGCTTGTAAACCTCGTTGGGAAAAGAAGGCTAAAATTCAAGATGGAATTTCGTTTGTTACGCTTGATGATGATGGAAAAAGATTAGAACTTGAATGGACTAAGGAAGAAGATCAAGAATATCTTGAGGAGTCTTGGGAAAATTTAAAGAAAGACTTAGCCTTGCTTCTAGATACAGTATATTGTGATGAATATTTAATGGCTGTAAAAGGTCCAAATAATTTTAGACATGTCATGTATCCAGAATATAAATTAAATCGTCACGCAGATCCAACTAAACAAAATGAATTTGTTCCTGTCTTAAGAAAGCTTGCAGTACACGAAGGTCTTGCAATAGAGTCTGAAGGCAGAGAAGCTGATGACTTTATGAGAATATGGGCAGAGCAAGCTAGAAGTGTAGGGCAAGAATATATTATTTGTTCAGTAGATAAAGATTTAAAATGTATACCAGGTAAACACTGGCTTATGCATAAAAAAGTTATCTTAGAAATTAGTGAAGCAGAAGCAATGCGACATTATTATGAACAGATATTAAAAGGAGATCCCACGGATAATATCCCTGGAGTGCCACGAGTTGGCGAGGTCAAGGCAAGTAAAATTCTTGCATCCTGTACAACCGAAGCTGAGTTTCAAGAACAGGTTGTAGAACAATACTTAATAGCTTATGGCGATGAATGGAAATATTTTCTCCTTTCAAATGCCAAGATGATTCACTTACAACGGACTACGGAAGATTATTTCAATTTTGATGAGTGGCCAATTGTAAAGGAATTAAGCACATGAAATTTGAAGGCTCTTTACCTACTTTAAAAACAACCTACGTACACAATTCTTTAAGTAATGGACAATGGAAATTTCCAGAACAAATGGGTATTGGGCATGTAGGATTTATATATGTAATACGAGACAATGTTTTAGGAAGATGTTACCTAGGTAAGAAATTATACTATGGTATGGGAAAACTTAATAAAGGTAAAGAGTCTAATTGGAAGAAGTATTTATCTTCTTCAAAATTATTAGCTGAGTTATTTAAGTATAGGCCAAGAGAAGAATTTGAGTTTATTTGTATTGAAGAGTATAAGACAAAAGGAACTCTATCATATTCTGAAACATGGTCACTTTGTTTAGTTGAAGCTCCAACTAGTCCAATTTGGTACAATACATTAATAGAAAAAGTTTCTTGGAATGTAAAAGAACCAATCACTGTTAGACATAAAGACCGATTGAATCGAATAATTAAAGGAGAAAAATTTGATGAAGAAAACATTTGAAGTTTTAGCTAGTATCACTGCCTTTGGAACGGTAATACTAATGATGTATAATTGCTATGATACGGTTTCAAGAGGGGTTTATGAGCCTATTGATCTTTTAAATCTTGCTCTTTCTGGTTTAATTTTATCTGCCGTATTTAAACATTTAAGCGAAAGAGATTAACGATGGGAAAAGTAGTTGTCAAAAATCAAGCATGCCTTAATGATGTATGCGGATCTCATGATGCAAGACAAATCTATGAGGATGGCACTTCTTTTTGTTTTTCATGTAGGTCTTTCTTCGGTAAACAGGAGGGTGAAACTATTACTACCACAACAGCACCAAATTTTTTTAAGAAGCAAGTTGGATTAGACGAGATAAAAGATCTTCCAGTTCGTGGTTTTAAAGAACGAAAGATCACAAAGGAGGTTTCAGAATTCTTTGATGTAAAAGTTTCTTATGGCGAAAATGGTGAAATAGATACTCACTATTATCCCTACGATGAAGGTAAAGCATACAAAGTTAGAAAGCTTCCAAAAGAATTTCATTGGATACATAAATCAAGTAATCTATTCGGACAAAGTAAGTTTAATGGTGGCGGTAAAAGATTGATTATTACTGAAGGTGAAATTGATGCATTAAGTATTGCCCAAGCATCTCTAGATAAATATAAAAAGATTTATCCAGTAGTAGCAATGTCTTCAGCTACAATGACAAAAGCTCTGCTAGAAAATAGAGACTGGATTAGAACTTTTAATGAAGTAGTCCTTTGTTTAGACAACGATGAAGCAGGACAAAAAGCAACAGAAGAAGCAATTAAGATTATTGGAATTGACAAAGTAAAAATAGCAAAATTACCTTGTAAAGATCCTAATGAAGTCTTAGTTAAATTTGATAGCAATAAATTACTTCAATGTGTATTTGATGCAGCATCACACGTTCCAGCAGGAATTATTGGAAAAGAAGATCTTTGGAAGGCATTGGAAAATTACAATAGCGTACCATCAGTCCCATATCCATCCTGCTTAGAAGGTGTAAATTCTAAATTAAAAGGAATGAGACCTGGTGAAATAACATTATTTATTTCTGGTACAGGCTCTGGTAAAAGTACTATTCTTAGAGAAATTATATTACATTTACTTGATACAACAAAGGATAAACTAGGTATTATTAGCTTAGAAGAAGCTCCTGCTGAGACAGCAAGAAAATTAGCAGGTATGGTCTTGAATAGAAATCCTGCAAAGGATGAAATACCTATTTTAGAATTGAAAGAAGGTTTTGATAAAGTCTTTGGCGACGATAGAGTGATTGTACTTGACCATCAAGGTTCAATGAACGATAATAGTATTGTGGATAAATTAGAATACATGGCTTTAATGGGTTGTAAATACCTATTTATTGATCATATAACAATTCTTGTATCAGAAGGCGTTGAAAACTTAACTGGAAATGAAGCGCAAGATAAGGTCATGAATGATCTGTTAAGGATAGTTAAACGACACCCTGTTTGGATTGGTTTGGTTTCACACTTGAGAAAAGCCCCTGGTGGCTCTAAGTCTTTTGAAGAAGGTAAGTTACCGTCATTGGACGATATTCGTGGTTCAGGTTCTATTAAACAAATCTCATTTGATGTTATTTCATTTGCTAGGCATCTTACAGCTACAAGTGAAAAAGAACGAAATAGTATTAAGATGAGAATTCTAAAATCTAGATATTCTGGCTTGACTGGTGTAGTTAGAGGTGCATGCTACAACTATGAAACTGGAAGATTAATTGGATTAACTGAAGATGTTAACGAGGACTTTGTATCAATTTAATCTCAAGTAAAAGGAAAATAATGAGCGAAATTATAACACCATGGTCAACAGTAGGTTATTTGACTTATAAAAGAACCTATTCAAGACCAATGGAGGGAACTACACAGACAGAGGAATTTAAAGATACTGTAGAACGTGTGTTAACCGCTGCAAGAGAACAACTTGGAGTCGGCTTTACTGATGACGAAGAAGATAGAATGCGTGAGTACATTTTGAAATTAAAATGTTCTGTTGCAGGAAGATTCTTATGGCAATTAGGTACAGGTACAGTTGATAAGTTAGGGTTAGCTTCATTACAAAATTGTGCATTTACTCTTGTTGATAGTCCAATACGTCCTTTCTGTTGGACTATGGATATGTTAGCATTAGGCTGTGGTGTAGGTTATAATATACAAAGACAATATGTAGAAAAATTACCAATTGTCAGAGACTGGTTTACTCCACCTACTAGAGATGATAGCGGTGGTGCAGACTTTATTATTCCAGACTCAAGAGAGGGATGGGTAAGATTCTTAGGTAAAACTTTAAAATCTGCTTTTCTAAGCGAGACAAAATCTAAAGGAACTTTTAGCTATTCTACTCAGGCTATTCGAGGCAAAGGCACTCCTATCAAAGGCTTTGGTGGTGTAGCATCTGGTCCAGAAGATCTTGTTTGGGGTATTAATAAAATTGCTTCAATTCTCTATAATCGTAGAGGAAAGAAAATTAGACCAATCGATGCATTAGATATTATGAATATCATTGGTCATATTATTGTTGCTGGTAATGTAAGACGATCTGCACAAATAGCAATTGGAGATCCAGATGATGTAGAGTTTTTGTTAGCTAAGCGTTGGGATATGGGTAGTATTCCTCCATGGCGAGCAATGTCAAACAATAGCGTAGCTTGCGATGACATGAGAGATTTGCACGAGTATTTCTGGGATGGTTATGATGGCA